ATGAGTCAGAAACAGGCAATTCTCTATAGTCGTTTTAGCTCAACACAACAATCAGATGGTAACTCCATGGAAAGGCAGCTTAAGGCTGCCATTTCTTACTGTGAACGGAATGCCCTTGAGTTGTCATCTATTCGATTCTCAGACCTTGGGGTTTCTGGTTGGTCGGGTGTTGAGAGAGATGGTTTAGCTGCCCTGCTACGCTGTGTTAGAGAGGGATATGTCCCCAATAACTCCTATATCCTTGTTGAGGATGCAGATCGTCTAAGTCGTCAGGGGTTCATGCATGTTCTTCAATTAGTAACTGAATTAGTTGAGACTGGATGCACGTTTGTTACTCTCAGTAATGGACAACAATATACAAAGCATAACGTAAAAAACCTCTCAACTGCCCTCCCCCTCATCATTGCAGCAGACCTCGCACAAATTGAATCTCAGAAAAAGTCAGAACGACTTAGAGCAGTCAAGACACAAAAGAGAATGGATCGAGTCATTCAAGGTAATCAGCCATTTTGGATTACTATCGTTGATGGTATTCCAAAACTCAATGACAAGGCAGAACTTGCCCGCCGTATTGTGGATCTCACACTCAAGGGTTATAGACCACTTCACATTGCACGTTTGTTTAACTCAGAGGGGATCCCATCCCCACGCGGTAAGAATTGGGCAGTTGCCGTTATACGCCGTATTCTGAGTAATACAATACTCTATGGGGCTAAGTCATATCATGAGTCCCGTGATGGCAACTATGATGCAGTTGAGACAGTAAAGGGGCTCTATCCAGCAATATGCACACATGCAGAATTTCAACAAATACGAGTTGAGAAGTCCACAAAGAAAGGAACAGCTGAAACTGGACCATTTAGTAAACTTCTAAGGTGCCCTTGCGGGAGTGCATTAGTAATAAAGCAAAGGCGAGGTGAAGATACCTATCGGGTTTGCTCTGCATTCATTCAAAATGCATGTACTCACAATGGATACCATAAAAATATTGACAGTGCCTTGATGAAAGTTTATCAAATGGTGCCAATAACAAATAAGGTAACCCCCTCAAACAGTCCTGATGCAGAAAGGCTTGCCGAACTGCATGAGTCACTTGCAGTATTTGAAGAAATGAGACTTGAGTTTTCTGGTAAACCAAAGATGTTAGCTCGGGTATATGCAGATATTGAGAAAACTGAAAATGACATTGAGGAAATTGAGAATAAATTAAGAACTGAATTTCAAGATACTCAAGAGACTATTGATATTCAAGACTTACCGTCAATTGAGCAGAATGCAATACTAAGAAGATATATAAAATCCATTACATGTGAAAAATTAAATGCAACAGATACTGAGTGCACAGTTGAAACTAAATCAGGTAAGTTCAGTTCTATCTATATCTCATATACAAGAGGATACAAAGAACCTTTAGTTGTATCTACATTTCTTAATAATAACCCCCATGATAATGGTGGTGATAAATTTGGATTATATGAATGAAAAAGGCCCCAATGGGGCCTAATTGTTTTTACTTCTGTTGCCTTCTAGAATTGTACTAAGGCGGATCAAAGTTTCATTCAACTTGTTGATCGTCTTGTTCAGTTCCTCAAACTTTTCATCTGTTGCATTCTGTCGAGCCTCTATGCTACCAACACGATAGTTTAATCTTGATAGATCCTTATCGTGCTCTAGTGTTTGAGAGTAATTCGTTTGCACTGTACTTTGCATTGCATTGATTTGGTCTGTGTGTAAACCAACAGTATTGTAAGTTGTCACAAGACCGGCAATCAATGAAACAGCCATCAATAATCCCTTTAGATCAAAGAATCCTCTTAACTTCTCAAACATCGAATCAACCGTGAACCCTTATACTACCGTACACAAGAACAACTGAATCACCGAAATCATTTGTTGCTAGTACTTTGTATTCATAATCGCCCTTTGTGAAAGAGGCTGTATTGGTAATCAAAAGTTCAATATAATCATCTGTTGCTTGGACTTGCATTTTAGTCACTCGGTTTCCATTCCCGACCCAAAACTGACCATTGTTATTAATAGTTGTGAATTCAACTAATTTATCTCTTGGTATTCTTTGGCGGAATGTAGCACCACTAACTAATGTGTAGTTCTTAAACATTGCATTACCTTTATTATTGTTATTATATTCCCTTTGTTATTTACTCTTTAGGATTCTAATTTCTTCTTGAAGTTGTTTTACAAGTTCATGAAGTTCATTGATTGCACCACTATTCAAAGATGAGATCGCTGAGTAGTCCACTGTCTTAACAACTAAATCAGAACCATTCTTTTGAATGATGATATCCCGAACACTATCAGGAAGAACAAGTTCAACATCTTGGGCAATGAGGCCATTCTCGCGACCGCTGATACCAAATTTCATGAAATTATATGGTTTGATCTTACTGACTTTATCAAGACAGTTTAGAATTGGCTTGAGATCGGACTTCAATCTAATATCTGATGTGGAGGCAATATTGGTTGCAGTGACGCGGCCTGTCACAGCCATATTCCCACTTGTATCAAGCGACATCCGTGTCATTCCCTCACTGCCGTTTGAACCAGAAGAGAAACGAGCAAGTCCAGAAGCTCCAATTGCCATGATAATTCCATATGATGTATTACTTGCCTCAATCATTGGAACACCACTTGAGAATGCCCTAATAAGGCCAGAACGTGACAATACCGATCCATTCGTTGAGATATTTCCACCTGCATCTAACGTTCCACCAAGAATAGTGCCGCCTGAGCTATTAACTTCAATTGCTGTATTGTTGTAGGAATTGTTTGTATATTTGTTAAGTCGGAATGCCCCCAGTGATGTTGCAGATAATTCCCAAGTTGTGTTAGACATATCGGAGTTTGATCCAAGGCGTAGGCCACCTGAATTACCGATGTTGAGGCGACCTGTGACCGTTCCACCATTGGCCCCAAGGAAGTTGGAATTCACATAGTCATATCTAACCGCTGCACCTGGAACTGTGCTCTGGCTGCCAGACATTTGGATCTTACCACCAGTAAATTCAACTGTGCTCTGATCTACCTCATCACGAATGACAAACGATCTAGTTCCAGGGGTCACTCTAATTGATATCTGAGGTGTGTTGTTCTGCGATATACCCATTACCCGAACTGGAACAACCCGGCCAGCGGGGATATTTTGATTATACCCTGCTATATCCCCATTAGTTGTTGCGAGAAAACTATCATATGTAAATTGACCACTACCACCACCTGAATCAACATCCATCTTTTTACTTAGTTGTTCCTCTACCCAATCCCGTCTGGTTAGGGCATTGGCATCTGAACTTTGTGCATTTTTAACACGGACATTGCCAACATCTAAAGATGCCTCAGAATTAACGGTTGATGTAATAATTAAGAGTTCACCATTCTGGACTTGCAAACGTGCATCATATTCATTTGTACTATTGTCGACATGGAAATCAATTGAATTACATAGATTCAGAACTCCCTCAGAACTTACGCGTGAGACCTTTCCCACAATATCGTTATAGTTGGTGGCAGTCACCACATCGGACAATGGAAGTGCATTAACATCACCAGCAGTAAGTTCAATGTCTTGGATGCCATCAAATGGCTTACCAGCAATTAAACGAGCAGTTTCTAACTTTTTGGCTGACTCTGCAACACCGTCAGCTGGTAGAGCGTTCACATCACCAGCAGTAATTGTAATATCTGAACTACCATCAAATTGAACACCAGATATTAGACGAGGGGTTTCTAGTTTAGATGCAGATACGGCATTGCCATCAATCGGAAGTGCATTAACATCATCAGCAGTAATTTCAATATCTTTTGTGCCATCAAATGGCTTACCAGCAATTAAACGAGGTGTTTCTAACTTAGATGCAGATACGGCATTACCATCAATTGGAAGTGCCGCTATGTCATCTGGTGTTGGCATGTTTCCACGATGTAGAATGTCATAACTATTAGTTCCCCAGCTGACTTGTGGGCTTGTTCCATTAGCAAGACTAAAGCTAAGATAATTCAGAGGTGTTCTAGACCAACCGCTGAGCATCAGTTTCTGTTCGGTTGTATCTAGATCAATCTTACCGGCTTGGATGTAGCCTATCCCGTCCTCATTCAGAATTCGTTGCCCATAAAATCCAGATCTACTAATTACATCAAGTTCAGACATCGATATCTTGCCAGCAACAGAAAGAGGCCCCTCCATCGTTTGTGCACCAGTGTTAAGAACTACTCGTGAGACATCGACAGCTGCACCATCTGCGATCTCTTTTGCCTCATTGGCTATTTGGATTGCAGTTTCACTTTTTTGTTCTGCCGCTTGAGAAATTCGTAGTGCCTCATCTGCACTCGCATAGCCGATATTTGTTCCCTCAACAACGATCACTTCTGTGGTTGCAGTTCCAATCCCAGCCTGTTCTGTGATGGTAACATTGGTTGTTTGTAAGTCGGTAAGGTTTGAGTATTCAGTTATTTTTACTTCATATCCCATATTGCATTCCTTTTATTATTATTATTATTTTGTATTTATTTACATATAAAAAAGGCCCGCATATGCAGGGCCTTCTATTTATTGAATATTCACACTTATTCCAACTTGTTCATATTTCATGGTTTCTATGGTTCCAGGAATTGCTGAAACTCTAATCCAAGTTATTTTGTTTCTAGGAACACAGAAAAATCTTACCCACGTTGCATAAGCTGGTATTGCAACAGAGAAGTTAACTAGATCTCGAATTGCTGAACCACTAGTTGCACCATCAAGTTTGTCATACCACACAGGAGACTGACCAGAGACCTGATAATAAAAATCACAGGTAGTTGGGTTGTCATACCCCTTCACTGGTGCATTAACATTACTTAATGTTAGGCGTTGATTGAATGGTTGGCTTCCGATGTTAGCTCGGAAAAACTCATGCTCTTTTCCATCCCCCTCAATTATGCGGGAGGCAATGGAATGTTGGTTATAATATGCCTTACGGAAAACATCTCCTATCAGCTGTTCTACTGAAACTTGTCCCTTGAACTCACCACCCATTATCCGTGCAAACTGGCATGTCAAGTTACCTTGTTGATCTACTAGGAAACGTCCATCCCGTCCTTGGATGAAGGGATCATTGATATTTCCTGAGATAAACGCATTATTCGCAAGAACAAGACGACCGGTGATATTACCACTTTGTGCGTTCACAGTTCCGGTAAAACTTCCTGATGTCGCGGTAACGGATCCAACTATCGTGGCATTGGTTGCAACTAGTGTTCCATTTCCATGAACTCTAAAAGGTGCTTGTGTTGGATCTGTGCTTCCGCTGTAAATCCGCCAATCGCCTTGTCCTGATAGACTTGCAGATGTTGCACCAGAACCAACCCTGATTAAACTCAATGCGGATATCTCGTTGCCTGTGATTGTTCCGGCGGCGATCTGAGTAGCGGTTAGGTTTCCGATCAACGCATTCTTGATCATTACATCACCAGAGCGGATCTCGAAAACTGCTTTTGAACTCGCCTGATGTGATACACGGAAAACATCCGCCAACACATCAAACGTTGATGTCTCGGCATCAGAACCAATTTGCAGACCGCTAATTTTACCATCAACATCTAACTTAATAGTTTTCAGTGCCGAGACTTTCCCCTCAACACCGCTAATCACCTGTGCCTGCTCGGTGATCTTTACATCCTGTGCCTGTATTGTTGTTTGAACTTGTGCAAGTTTAGTATCATTCGTCTCAATGAGAATTTTGTTATTCTCAATGGCCGTATCTTGTAATGAAACTCTATCCGTCAGATCCTCAATCTCTCCACCTTGTTCAGCTAATTCAAGCCGAGTTTTTTGGAGGTTAGTCTCTACTTCTTGGAAGTTTGGTGAATCAGTTAGTAGATCATCAATTGAGGTCTCTTCATAGTAAACAGGTGCTGACCATACTGGACCAGAGCCGGCAGGATGACCAAACACATCGCGGTTTGCCAGCCAGATCCACCCTTTGGATGGAGCATTCCCGCCAAGGTTCTGAGTCCACCATCCCAAATTACTCGATGAGATATAGTTCTCCGAAGTTGGTGGTTGTGATCGAAATTCAGTTACAAAGATATCGGTCGTATCATAATCTGGAACTTCTGGCGACAACCATTTAACAGTTAGGCTGATGAGTTTCGCCGAGACCTCGAATGCGGAAGGTGCCCCCATCGGTTCATTATAAGCATGAATTTGATTACTCTCACCGTGGTCCCCCCATATAGTTACTGGGATAACTCGACAATAGATATCACGACTTAGACCATCAGCTCTGTTTTGTTCAAGAGTGTATGTGAAGTTTGGATCGGTAATTATATGACTACTAACAACTTCCTCTGAATCAATATGGCTCATTTCAACCAAATAATGACTTAATAACTGGCTGTAATTGGTAAATCCCGCAATTGGGTTCGTCTGATCATCAATGTCACCTTGGAGTGGATCCCATGTGAAAATTGCATCCCGACCCTCAAAGTTGCCTATAAGGTTCTGCACTGCTGGAAGATTTGCAACTCTTGCAATTGCAATATTCAGTAGTTCAGTGAATCTTGAGTAGCCTATAGGGGCTTGGGTTCTAACTCGGAAATCATAGTCTGTACCGGTTTGAAGATTTGATATCGTCACATGTTCAGCTGTTACAGTTTGATAGCTTACCCAGGTAGAACTGTTTGATTTCTTGTATTGAACTTCATTACGCTGTTCACCTTTGTAATTACTTGTCCAACTAAGAATCCCATTACCTTGTACAGTACCGGTGTTCTGTTGAAAGACTAGATTACTTGGAGGGTCAATTCGAAGTGTTGGATCTGGTAGCGAACCAGAAGAACCACCACTAACATAATCACCTCTATTGTAAATCTCTTCGATGTACTCAGTGGCTTCAATTTCCGAAATCAATATCTTGTCATCCATGGAACTTTTGATACTGATGATTCTGAATTTCTTTCTATCCATGTTGAACATCACATTACTGATTTCAACAACATCATTCAGTTTTAGTTTTGTTAGAGTGTTATCAATTTTGAAACTGATTGATTTCTTCACTAACTGGGCTTGCTTCATTGCTCTGTTTGCAAAGAACTTCACAAGTTCAAGATCACCACCATCAGTAAGATAAGGCATCTTGATAGTTTTTTCTTTGATGTACCCATCCTTCATAATGACAGGATCAGTTTTACCATTCTTTGGTATTACATACTGGTCTTGACTGTAGTTGGATTTTTCATTTAAGTATTCTACTTTGATTACGTTTGCATATTCCTCAGCACCTTTGTTAAGAACCTTGATTTCACTTAACATGTTCACTTCTGATAGTTGAGCAGTTGCAGGAGTCTTGTCTAGGGCTCGTACCTTAATAACACCGGATTCAATATAGATATCCCCACCGAAAGAATCAGCAAAGGATTTCATCATCTCCCCTCGGGTTTGATCCTGATTGATGAAACCGTTGAACTGAATGTTCTGTTGATCACAGTAGTTCGCTAACAGAATGAAAGAGGTAATATCAATATCTTCAACTTCAAATCCCATTCCAAAGTAATCATCAAGTAGATAAGTTAGAATTACACATGCAGGGTTATAGTATGAGCTTCCCCATACTCGTTTCGACTTATCTGTTTTACCTAGAATGTTTGGATCTAATCTTGGGTCAATAACCTTAATACCCTGTACCAGTGCTTCCCATTTATTTTTTGGACTGATGAATCTAATGTCATTATCACCACTAGTATTGATCCAACGTTCAGCCAGTACTGATACTGAGGCAATCCCATCACCTCTAAATGATGCTGTTACCTCACCGTCTGAGTTCTGGATAATCTGAGGAAACATTGCACTTTCTGTTGCAAGGCCCCTCTTCAATCCAACAGCCACATTGGGGAAATTCCCGCTTAGTCGTTGGTCTTTCCAGCCAGTACCTTGATCTTGAGGATTACCCCCAAAGTAAGGAACACCATTAATGTAAAGTTGTTGGATACTCTTGATCTCACCGATTCCAATACTGAATAGTTGAGCTAGGTATTTTGTGTTTGAGTTGTTTACGTTATTGTAAACCTGTGTCATCGGTATAAGACAATTCCCAAAGGGAACAATCATAGGGTTATCATTTCCTCGCCTGTCGGCGGCAACACCAAAATCACTTTGGTCTTGTGTTGGTGCTTTCATTGAAAGTGAGACAGCTAGGGATACTGCTGAAATCACAAGTGATACAACAGCGAATGCAGCGGTTGCCATACGTATAAATCCTTTTATTCTTATTATTATTTTATTTTTCTATATGCCTGTTTCTTACTGTTGGCATTCAGTACTGTATTTACCTCGAAGAAATCAAAAACCTGATTGGTCATCACACCGAAGAAGTAACCCCCGTAGTAAATCAGACTATGCGATCCATCAACTACCAATAGATCCCCATCTTGCATAAAGCGGTAATCAATTAACTCGATTCCATTTGCAATCATGAAGCTATCTAGATCGGGATGATTCAGTATTTGGGGTAGTACTCTCTTTGCACCAAGGATGGTTTTAAACCGTCCTGCAATGGCCTCTAAGCCCTGCCTGGAATCCTGGCTATCAACCCATTCAAGGAGAAGGCAAAAACAACAGAGCGTACTAGGGGCTCTTTGCTTGCCCCTGTATTTGTGTATCAGTTCATCCATGAATAACCCCTTATTTACGCCATAACTGATCATCATCGAGATCAATGTTTGCGTACTTAAAGAAATCATCTGTTTGGTTATAGAACTGATGGGTTTGGTTATTGGCCCTTAGTAGCTCCTGTTTTTTGTCCATATCGAAGATCGAGAAACATTCCATAGACAATGTGACGTACATATTATTTTCTTTGTATGATACGTTCTGTTCAGGAGCAGTCCCCCAACCTTTGAAATAGGTTTCTTTACTTTGAATCGTGTTCGATGAGTCATCAAAGAACACTCTTTGAATTGTAACCCTAACCCGATTGATACTGATGGCGTTCATTGTGTTTAGAATAGATGGATCAAGGCCAGTAAGTACTAAGGTTAACGGGGCTGCTTTGATTGTGTTTTCAATTGTAATTTTTGATATTGATAGTAATGCTCCGAAACTCTGGTACTGATCACCATTGCTATCAACTAGATCGAGTGGTGCAGTAGTCCATCTGATTATCTGATTTATCTCGGGTATCTTTCGTAGGTCAATACTTACGATACTTGCTATGTTCATTACAGTACCTCTTTTGCATTTAATGTGATTGATTCGGCCCGCCCCTGTTTAAGACTGAAAGAGTTACCATCAAGACGTAAACGAATTCTGGGATTGGTAAAATTGATTCTTGATGTTGCTGGTACTTGGATCCGTGCAGCTGGGAAGAAGTTGTAATTACTTCCACTTGCTTCGGTTACAACATAGAGCTTTGTATCATCTGGAAACTGAAAGTATGAGCCAATAGGGATAGCCGTATTGTTTAGGGTCATCGTTGTACTACCTGCTGGGATGATGGCAGTACTTAGAACGTTACCTGTGTTCGGTGTTGTGAAGGGATTAAACCAACCCGCTGTACTTCCAAGATCTAGTTCGAATGGATTTAGTTGCCCGCGAATGTTCAGAAGAAGGGCATTCAATCGTTTGGTGTCTTCAGCTGTTGAAATAGTGATTGTGAACTTTACTAATAGTCTATGAAGTCCTGTACCAAATGCGTTTCCTTTCTGGTTGATCGATTCGGAGTAGAATACAGGGGTATCCTGGGAAACCTCTACATCACTTATAATCCAGTCTTGGACTGATATTGTTTTCATTTTTATACCTCATTTATTAAATCTTGTATGAGGTATTTATGAGGGTATAATGTGGCTCACCTAGTTTAAGCATTGGAGTTATGGAAGATGAAGATTATAGGTTACATAGTTTTGGCTTTACTTACGTTTGTTATCGTTACCAACTTAATGAAGCCAAGTGAAGAAGAGCTGAGGGCTAGAGGTGAATGGCTCACAACAACTTGTATAAATGAAGCCAAGGCTAACAACAAATTTGATTACACCCAAGAAATTATTTGTAGAACTGCTGGAACACGAATTGAAAAGGGTGAAGCTGATTTATCTGATAGTGGTTTATCAAAGTTTAAAAATAATTTAGATTGGGATGGTGAACCATTGAATCAATGATTTAAGACAGGGCCATCAAGGCCCTTTCTTTTTGCAGGTAACAAAAAGGCCCGCATATATATGCGGGCCTATAATTATAAAACATATGCGACTAAGAGGATTAGACCTTTTCAGCTTCAGAAATAAAATCAGCCATATAATTAGATGTTTTAATAACTCTGGTTACTCTAGTTTCACCTTGACTATCTGTTATGGCAACATCTACATAATCACCAAAATCGCTAGCTTTAACTACCTCACCTTTAATATTCTTATAACTAAAGATGTTCCCACGCTCAAACATCTCACTATTTATTTTTTCAGGTATTTTATTCATTTCATCATAAGGAAAAGGTGGATATGGCCTCATAACTTCGCACTCCAATTTGAATAAAAAAGAACAATACTGTTTCTGTGACACCAAAGTCAACACTTATACACTATAGAAATTAAAGTGGGAAATTAAGTACGATTTTTAGATATGTTGTTCTCATCTTGATTAAGTCCAGTTCAGTAATTGGACTCTCATATTCTTGTAGAAAGTCCATCACATCCCCCTCATACCCTGCCGGCTCATCACCGCCACCGTCACCATGGATCACTAAGTTGTCAGGTTCATCATTGCAGTATGTGATCTTGAAGTCCCCTTTTTGAATCACCGTGAGTTCATTGTCTACCTGGAGCATGTAGCAGCCCTCAAACATCAGGCGGGTAAGTGCCACCTCATGGGGTTGGTTTGGCCTCTGAATGCCTTCTAGGCTGCTGGAGCGGCTTAGTTCGGTTGTCCCATCGAGGCAGTTGAACACAATATGGATTTCTTGAATCTTCATTGTGCCGCCCTCCCCTTCATACCGTTCTTGATGTTGAGGTTCATCGTGTGCTGCTCGCCTTTGCTGATGGGCTCCCCATTGAAGGTACAACGCCATTCTGACTCTTGCTTATCGAGGTTGAAGCACTCATAGGGATGATATGGATCTTGTTTTGGTTCTGGTGTGCAGGCACTAAGTAGAAAAGCCGATAGTAGCAATAGTGTTTTAGTCATATTATGTTTTCCTTATAGTTGATATTAATTACTTTTCTTACGGTTACAGATCCCGTAAATGGTGCTTAGAGGAATACCATACCGCTCTGATAGTTCTTTACCTGTACTGCCGGATTGATACAGCTCGTTTAATTTATCCTTCAAATCACAATCTAGGCGGATATAGTTAGAAGGACGATTAGCCTTTTGGCAGTTCTGGGATTGAGTGATCCACTGAAGGTTTGAATAACTATTGTCAGTTTTTATTCCGTTCTTATGATCGACGATGTAGTTATTACTATCATCAGGTTTTGGAATAAAATGCATAGCCATCAAACGATGAATACTGATTGTATGTTGTTCCTTGTTTGGCAAACATAGGGTCACTTTGAAATATCCATTATTTGTGTAGTTCTGCTTTAGGACTAAGCCTGTTGTGATGTTCTGAACCTCTTGAGTGTTCTTGTCGATGGTGTAGTTAGTTTCTATTCCGTTGATTACGATTGTAGCTTTCATAGTTATACATCCTTGTATGTTGTAGCTGATTCTTTTTAACTAGGGTTTCCTAATTTAGGTTTTTGAAAAGAGAACAGTCCTTGCTCTCTACATATATATTTAGTGTTTAGGTTCTCTAAATAGGGTCAAATAGAGGGTGTTTTTGATAATTATTTTTATTTATCGCAGTAGCCAGTTTCTGATATCATCTAACTAATATTGTCTTGGGGAACTGCCATGAAAAGTAAAAGTGAGATTGATCAACACTATGGCTACACTAGCGATAGAGCCTGTAAGCTCTACTTACTATCTATAGCTGTGATGCTGTTATGTTTCCTATCCACTTTCTTTCTTGGGGTTGGTATTTTGTTCCTCATTGGCTCCTTCGCGAAAGTATCAAGCACCTTGAAAGAACTGTATCTAGAGAATGGAATTACTTTTGATAGTGTGCCTATGTCTAGTACTAGTGAAAATCTTGAGAAAGATTTCAAGATGCATGAAAGCGATATAGTTAAAGAAGATGAATACAAACATCGTGATCCATTTCAAGATCCGTTTGATCCATCTTCACCAACACAAATTGCATGGCGGCATCATGAAGAGCATCAGCGTAGAGAATTGGATCGAAGATGGCATAATCACTAATGCTAGTTTTTCGATGTTCCCATTAAGCTACATAGTTAGAATATTTGACCCAATATACCCCCTATCCGGTGCAATATTCAGCTCACCGATGATTCGTCCTCAACTAAAGGCCATAAATGAGGGCTTTTTATGGATTATTCTTTTGATTACGTTTAGCTTTCCTCTTATTCATTCGTTCAATCATTGTGTTATACAGTTCTGTATATTCATGATGTGGGAGCAGTTCGTTGTTTAGTTCTGGTGCTTGATCAATAAAAGCATGAAACATTCTTAAACAGTCAATGTTCCTAAATGTTCCCAAAGACCAAGATGGCTCTTTGACATGAACAAATGATCTGATAACTGCATATAATGCTTTTGCTGAATCTGAATCGGAGACCTCAATAATAGAGTTACCTTTTGTGATAATGAAGTTTCCATCATTTGTATATTTCATGTTGGAAAATACTAGATCACCGGTTTCATGTTCCTTAATAAAGGTTGAATGTCCACCTTCATCAAATTTTAAAACCCATTCTTGATTTGGGTAATTACGCTTCACTGTGGGGGCATTGCGATAGAGTTTTGTGAATCTCATTGTTTTATTCCTTCTATATAGTTTGTGGATGAAATTTTAACAAGCCAAATTAATTTGTAAAATTTAAAAGGCTTAAAAAATTTTAGATTAAAAGTTAAATGTGATTTCTTACTTGTAGTTAACTAGTCTGTTTCTGATCTCTGCATCGTAATGGGATCACAATGTTCATAACTCAAAGTAATCCTCATACTTAATGCAGTATGTTTTATAAGTGGGAGGCCCTGATGGGCGACCTCCCCTATTGCTTATGAGCGAAGCGAGTTAGCAATCCAACAAGCAAGCGAAGCGAGTGCGGTAGTTACTCCGATAAGAAGATACCCAGTAATTATTGAAATTGAAGTAATTGAACTACTAACAAAAGAAGGTTCATTACTTGCAGTGACTGCTTGCAGGAACTCAAGTAATGTTGAGGTAGTAGATACGAAGTAGGTACTGCCTCTTTCACATTCATATATTAATTGGATTAATCACTTAGAATCAGTAACTCGTGAACTCGTTCCTGATTACTCGGTCAGATGTCGTTCCTGCAAGCAGTCACTTATCTGATCTCGCTTTGCTCATGTAAATTCTATGAGATTTCATTATAAATGATCCAAAAAACGTCTAATAACTATAAGACCAATTAAGGATCATTTTTCATTACGATGCACGGATCACCTCAATTTTTAGAGTTATAAACTTCATATCTACGAAGTAGCTCACCTCTAATCACCTCATCATCCTCTGCATTCTTCTCAACAAACTTCATGAACTCACTCAGTCCAAGCTCTTTCTTTAGTGCTCTCTTTAGTCTGGTGTTCAAATTACTGTCTAACTTAACCTCATTAGTGGGCCTACCAGCTTTCCCCCGAACAACATCAATACCAATATAAATCTTCTGAATATTTTCAGTTCCAAGTGATTCAGCTTGTTCCTTACTGAAAACGTAAACTGTTTGAACATCAGATGAATTGAAGTTTCTCACACAACCACGTAATACAAACTGCCACAATGTTTCATGTTCTCTTGCCTCAAGAAGCTCATTGCTTGATATATTGAACATATGTTCATATTGCTTTATCTCAGTATCACTTGGACGTAGAGCAGCAAGCCACACACAAGTATTAAAACTTTGTAGTGAGTTGATGCCTCTTGTATCACAACTGATATGTTTCCCATTCAATGTGAACTTCTCAGTTCCATTTATCTTATGTGAATCAGATTTGTTCTTTGTCCAGTAATAGCTATCTGGTTCTAGATTACTGTTTAGATAATCATAAATCTTTATAAGCTCACTTGGATTGTTCATCTTCCATGACTTACTACAATTTTCATCACTGAAATAGTAAACATTCAATCTATCTGCAACTGGTGTTGTCCGAACACTGATACCCTCTAATGGTTTTTCTGTGAATAAATGTTTGTTTGCGAGATATATAATAGACTTATCAAAGTTGTTTGCACAAAAATGAATGTCTAAATGTGCATACTTACTTAGATCTTTATATGCAGTAATACCAAGCCGCTCAACATTATCATCAAACAACCATGATGTATTAAAGATGCAGTGATCATTGTTCTTCATGATGTCGAATTTCTTTGTTAATGCATTGAACAACTCACCTCCCTTAGTATCATTGATTGATGCAGTTGAGAAATTTGTGTTTGGTATCTGATGAATGTTCATGAAGATATCATTTTGAACAATTGATTTCATACTTTTGTTGCTTTCTTCAATACCAGTAAAATCAACATGTGATGGAATATCATCTAAAAATATTTCATATACCCCAGAACTAATAGATTTACCAACTTTCCAGAACATCTTATCGCTGACAATAAGAACTTGATTTGTTGGGTTTATGAGATAATTAGTTATATCCTCATATACTGCTGAACTTGTTTCTGTGTTGATTACCTTAGCATTGAAAAGTGCATGTTCTGATTGCTCCATTAGCTTCATTGTGTTTTGAACTAAGATGCCTTTTATTGATGGATGGCTGTTGAAGTAGTTGATGATGGCTCGGGTCTTACCTGAACCGCATTCATCATTTGAGAATGTGAACATAATTGCGTCCTTTTTATATGTTTCTGTTCTTATTGTTTTGGACGACTACTAAATACTATTGTGAATTGATATTTAAAAGTCTCTCCTTGGCGGTGTTCTTGTAGTTGGGAACACTGCCTTTTTTGTGCCTGCAATTTGTTTAACCAAACAACATCGCTTTGTTTATGAGTTGCTGAACTGCATCACTGACTGTCTTTGCCTTGCCTATATCAACTTGTTTCTCTAGATATGCTAGTTGGGTTGCAGTGATACGAACGTTGGCTCGTTCATCTTTGTTTACTTTCTTTGACATTTTTCTGTCTCCTTATGTGCACCAAATCCCCCAGAAAAATTAGTGAAACTATCCCCTCATTGCGAGGGGTAGAACCAGAAGGTTTTTGTTCAGTCACACCACATGACTAGGAGGATTTTTTTGTCTTAACTATGTTTATTTATCTTTTGGTGATCAGAAAGTGCCTCACGTGATGGGGTATTATTATAACTTTTTTACATATTAAACTTCTTTCTTATGAACACTATAACACCCAAGTCTGATTTTTTTCATTTATCTACGTTTATTCTCTCTCACCCCTACCCCATTAATTACTTTACCTGGACAAGCTAAGGTAACTAACTGAGCACTCAGTATTGAACATTAGAAGATACACAGAAGAAAGAGATTGAACATCATATAGATACTAGGTATTGTGCTATTCGAATACCAACTACTTACAAAGGATAGAACATGCCTACTAAAGACATTCTTGATTCTCTGCATAAGGTTTTCTTCGATACTCAGAAACGTAAGCCTGAGAGTGGTAAAGAGATCGCCCGTTATGAAGAACTTCTAAACGAGGCCACCACTCTGATTCAGTCTTACAAGGATGAAGCTAAAAAGGCTGAACTTGATGCAATCAGAGAAAAGATCAAGGAACTGGGTATCAGTGCAGCTGAACTTGGTTTCAATATCCCTGTTGAGGGCAGCGGTTCACGTTCTGGCAGCTCAAAGGGTAAAGGTGAGAATGCCCCAGCACCAAAGATCACAATCCGCTATAAGACCGCTGATGAAGCTATACACGAAATTGAGATCTCACCAAAGGGGCCAGTTCCAAAAGACAATCCAGAACTTAAGGAGTTTTTGGATTATGCAGCCAACACCCACGGCATTAAGCGTCCTGCTCTGGATGTGAATGAAATGTCTTTTGAGAAGTTCAATGAACTGTTCGCGGCCTACCCCGCCAGTGCTGCCTGACGTTCATTTCCAGAACGTAAAAGGGCCCCATTGGGGCCTTTTTTTATTCACACACAACGAGAGATAACAATCTCACTACGCCCTTGCGGTTTTTGAAGCTCAAAACAATTAGTAAGAACTATTTTTATTCATCTTTGCGATCAATAAGGGCCAGTTCCTATCCACCCTGTGCTGGTGTCTGCCAGACTTGACACATCTGTGATGCCTATCAACAATTTTCTCAGTTTTGTGTTCCATTAGATGAAAAACATTGAAAGCAACTTGAGCCGGTACTAACATCATCACCAATAAGACCAACAAAACAAACACACGCTGAGTCACCACGCAAAGAAGAGGCCCCACGATAGGGGCCCTTTTTTATTCTTAAAATTGTTATCTCTCACAATAGTTCGCTCTGTCTCTCACTTTGATTAGCGAGTTACGTCCTTTTCTACTGTGAAGCTCCCCATAATTGGAGTGAAGACGATTGCAGAAGATGTCTTATCCTTGAATTCCAGATCCCACTTTCCGGTAACTGGTGCGAGCGGATCCGCTGGCGGTGCAAGCCCAGCTGAGGCGGTAGCCGTGATAGTGATACGGATCAGGCCGTTTACTGCATCTTCAATTACTGGGGCCAGATCCAACCACACATCAGAGTTGTCTTGGTCATAGCGTACCTGAGCTGATACTAAGATATTGGTTAGGTTAGTTGAAGTTTCTACCCCAGTACTATTATCAATATCGGTAAATCGCATTTCGATTACTTTAGAATCCCCCCGATAACATGAGATGTTATATTCACCTTGTTTAACTGCCATTATTATTCCATTTTATTGTTATTATTTTTTGTATTTATACTTGATGTCAACGAACTCTAAATCATATGTTTTTTCAGATAATCTAGCCTGTTTAAACTTTATCTTTCTACCAAGTTCTTTTGATGCCTGCTGAACTGCGTTTTTTAATAAGGTCAAGTCTTCCTTAGATATTCTAGCTCCAGCAATTACACAGTGTAATCGTTTGGTACGATCATATGCATAAATCCCCGGTTTATCTTCCCATGTAAAAGCTCGTTCTTCTTCTTCATAACCCCAAATATCATCCTTTGTCAGTAGCACTGACAGTTCAAATTCATTTGAAGACATAATATATTTTGGTTTATTCTTCGAGTATTGAACAATATATGGAATTATATTTTCGGTGTTCATATCGTCCACATTTTCTCTTAAATCTTCAGGCTTTGTGTATTTGAAACCAACAACAAAACCTTTATGGTATTCAGCATAATGCGACCACATAAGAGAGCTGTCATATTTTCGACTTAGGCTTAATACACCAATAGTCTTTAAGAAAATTGAAATAAACTCTCCAGATTTAATCCTGCGTCTGATATCATTAGCTAGTTTATCCTTTAATAATTTCACCTCAACCATACCCAGATATTTTGGTATTCCTGCATACGCCCGTTTCAATGCATTCACTTCATGCAAATTATCGGTTGATACAATAGGTTGACAATCAAAAGGATCATTAAAGTCCTTAGGGCACGTGAACTTAATAGTCCCCTCTTTGATTACATTAAGGCTCAACTTATCCTGACCAAAGGGGAGATATTTGTACCTGAAAAACTCTTTATCGTTATCAACATCCATCATATCAGCACCATAAATTAACTGTGTCCTAAATGGATACTACATCATAATGCTGATAAGAAAAAGCACTACCGTTCAAATACCACTCTCACGCCTTGCAAGATTGATGAACTGTAATAATGATTCTCGATGTTTAGCCGCCAGACTCTGGAAATGTTCATCTGGCATTGTTACGTCACCTTCGATGATTAGATCTGAGTTTATTACAATTCCATCTGATGCAGATTTCTTACTATCGAGATATGCAGTTAGATCACGGTTAGCCTCTGGTTGTACAACACGTTCCCCAGCTTTCAAGATGTAAGAACCGGTTGAATCGACCTCATCAGATCCACTGTGGAACTGCCCTAGGGTTACGGCCCCAGCTGATACAATCGCCCCGCCGTATTGAGCTATCACAGCTGCTTTCTTGGCGATACCAGTCCAACCAGGATCAGTTACCTTACCCCAAGCTTCCCACATGTTTAAACCCAATGATGCAATAACTGAAGCCTTCTCAAGAGCAAATAGTACCTTCTGTTGTTTACTCCCCTGCTCTGCTAATTGGGCTGATCCTCTGAACAACTCAGACATTGTATTCAGCTGTACTAATGCTAGGTCTTTCTTGGCGTTCGTTACCTTTTCATCAGATAGAACAATCTGTTTATCAAACTCTTCCTTATCAATTATCTTCTGCTGATACTGCTCTAATAGAAACTCCCGTTCAGATTCAGCCCTGATCAGTTCTGCCTCTTCCTTGGAATTCATATGTTCAGTATCGCGTTCAACTTCTTGGGCTTTAAACTCTCTATCAATTTGAGCTAGTTTATTATTCTTGTCCTGCTCGGTTAGTATTGAGTACTCCCCTTTCTCTTGATCAAGTCTGTAAGCTTCCTCAACAGCTGCACGTTTAATCAGAAGTTCTTGATTCGATATTTGCTCTTGAGTCGTCGCAAAATCCTTTAGAAGGTTCATAGCAGAAACACGATCATTGTATTCCTGTTGTGCTAACTTTCTCTTTTCCTCAAGTTCCTTTTTCTTGATATCAAGCAGCTTATCCGATAGTGCCTGTTCAGCTATTACCTTTGCTCTGTTAAATTCATCCTGAGTTAGGGATCCTTCTTGGAGGAACTTCTTAAGTTCTTCTAGCTGCTGCTGATAACCGTATCTGGCTATCTCTTCTTGTGTACTTGCAAGGCTCTTTAGAGCTACCTGACGCTTGCTGTAAGCCTCTGTATTGTAACCGGCTATCTTACCATTCACTGATTTGATATCTTCGGCATTGCGTTCTAGGAGGGCTTTCTGCTGTCCTATTTGGCTTGATAACTCTTTCTTTGTCTCTTCACCTATGGCGTTCTGTAATTGCGTCTCTAGCTTACCTTGCTGTACCAGGATCGCGGTACGTTGGGTTTGTAGTGCCTTGAGCGATTCCAGACTAGCCGCTGCGGTGGCAGTATCAGGGGCCTTGGCATTACCGGCAGTGCCTGAGCTTTGCTTTCTAAGAGCCTCTGCATTCTTATAATCAGCAGCTTGGATCACATCTTGGGATAGTCTCTGATTGGCTTCATTGATGTACTTATTTGTTAGTTCATCAACCTTCTTCCAGTACTCATCCCCAAACGGTAATCCCTGAACTTCCTTTGTTGCCCGTACTCTTGCATCAACTCTTGTTTGATCTTGAATGGACTGAGCATTATCTAAAAAGTCTTGAGCATTACCAGAGTTAACTGACATACCACCGGCCATATAAGATCTAATGATGTTCTGAGATTTTGCACCTTCGGATATCTCATAGAATAGATCTGATACCTTCTTACTCATTTCCCCAGCTAGTGATGTAAGTCCCTTGAAACTCTCGGCAAGTGCGGTATTAAAGTTCGATTGCAGCATATCAATATTATTCTGAGTTGCCTGAATATCATTGATGGTATCTTGCGATAATGTGGCTCTCTTGGTTGCATAGGTAGTGAGCATGTTGTCTATGTCTTGCTGGTTCATTCTTAGAAGTGGCCCAAGCTTTGAGGCATCTGAGGCAAGCGATTCAAGCACAAATGTTTGTTGGGCAGCACTGGCCCCCACATCATCTAGATCCTGCTGAACCATCTTAAGGATCTGCATTGAGCCAAGGCCCCTGAAATCATCAACAGTACGGTTTATCTTACCGCTGATGGTATCAACGTAATCTTGGAGGGCACCGCCGCCCCCAGTTGATATAAAGTCTCCTGTCTTGTCATTAACGTCCTTGAGGATGTCGCCTAGCTTGTCCATCTCGATCCCAAAGGTACTGGCCGCGATTGCCTGCTTGTTCATATCCTCAATAGACATACCAGAGGTCTTTGATAGTGCCTCTAGCTGCTTCTGTGTCCCCAGTACTGCCTGACCAGCCTTAAGGGCTGCTAGGCTCATTCCCCCAATAGCCGCAGTAACTCCCCCGATTGCTAAACCGGCTGGCCCTAAACGTGTTAAAAATCCCTGGATCGCTGACTGGGGAGAGTTGAAGGCATTGCTAACACCATCACCAAGCTCTTGGGCCTTCTTACCCATTGCATCAAACTTGTTTATGGATTCGCGTTTTGCTTTGTTGATATCGTTCAAGTACCTCTGTGTATTCGCAGAGAGTACAATATTCACACCCGCCATGATTATTCCTCTTTATTATTATTGTTGTCGTATTCTTTATAGATCTTGATTAACTCCGAAATGAAGTAATGATCCTGTTCTTTCTCTTGCATCTGGATCTGAACTTCTTCTGCAATCTTCTCTCTGAAATCCTCAATTGCCTCTGGGGGTAAGTAACCCATACTCATTTGTTTTCTGAGATTAACCAAACGAGGATCATCTAGATATGATGGAAGTTTCCCATTTAAGAAGGGTAATAGTTCAGTTGAACCCTTGTACTGACTCTTCTTGGTGATGTTCTGATTGCGTAGTAATTCGATGATGTAACCAGTTAATTCATGATCTGTACTTTTTGTGAAGTGCTTGATGTGGTTGTATGCTTTGTACTGATCGATGATTTCTAGAGGCCAGTTCTTTATCTCAAAGATTGGAATGTGCAATGCAACGGACAAATCAAACATAAACATTTCATCATGATCGTGTATCAGCTGCCTTGCTTTTTTTTTACGTCTTCTGTTCTTGCTTTTGGCCCACTCATTTTTAAAATCTTTTTACTGAGTAAGTCGATTATTTCAAATGGTAACTGATCACCAATCTCAGCAAGATCACAATCCTCTGAAAACACCATCGTCCCATCTTCCTCACAAAGACAGTATTTGATAATTGCCAATTGGTTTACTGTTTCATTGAACTGTTGTGATATTGCAAGAGCTAAATTAAAACTAATTTTCTTTGCATAGAATTCATGGGCTTCCCCATCCAGTTCAAACTTTACTACTTTTGGTTTAAGTCCGTATTTGTCTAATATACTCATTTATTAAATCCCTTTTAACATTATATATGTTGTATTTAATACAAACAAAAAAGGCAGAACCTCATAGTTCTGCCTAGTCTTTTGGTTTAGTTTTAAATTAAGCTCCAGCAGCCTCAGTAATACCACCACTAACAGCGATTGAATAAGTTACTGTACGAGCAGTATCAAAATCAGAACTGATAGTTTTACTGGCAATGATTCCGGTAAACGTCAAGATCTGAGAAGTAACACCAGTAGTACCAGCACCAGATTTAAGAGTGATTTTTACCTCAACAGCTTTGTTGTTCTTAGCTAGAGTATCTAGTGCTTTATAACTTGCGGTACTGGGAACATATGAACAAACAAGTTCAAATGGATCAGTACTTTTTGAGCCAACTAGTTTCTTTGCATACTCTTGGTTATATTGTAACACCTCAATGATGTTTGCATTGGTAGTCCCACCAGTAAGCGAAACCATATCAGTGCAATCAACTGCATCAATAGTAACAGTCATCCAGTTAGCAACTGAAAGTTCAGAAAGTCCAGGCATAATATTATCCTTATTATTATTTTATTGTTTTTGTTATTTTATTTATTGATACGTATACAGGTACGTAACCTCAACGGTATAAAGTCTTTCAAATTTGCCTGTATCTAACTTTGAATCTTCTTGATTGGTGATCTTGATATTCAAGATGCTATTACCGTTGTAGGTATTTAGCTTGGAGGTAAAAGCAATATCATTACAGAGAGTAATATATGTATCACATACCCTAACAACATGAAAAAGGGCTACTTTGATTTCTCTTTCTTTATTGTAATATGTAGTATTAGAACGATCTCCAATATGTCTAAATGCTAATGCCTCTGAGCTAGTATCGTTATCTGGTACTTCAAACACATGAACGATAGGTTTATACGTCTTCAGTACTGATGTTAAATCAGTCTCTATCATTTACTTCTTGTTTAACCTCTTATCTTGTTTCCGTATTTCATTTTCAATTTCTTGTCTTAGAATCCGATTTGCATTCTGTAGCATATTGTCAGCTTGCTCAAATCGAACCCTCTTAACAAAATATAGTCCCTCCGTGCTGCCTATGTATCGGTGACTTTCTTGTGTTACCTTCCCATAGATCTTAAAGGTATTCCCCTTCCCTATCTTGGCTAATGGATTGCGGCGGCCCAACTCTAGGATCATTGCAATACCATAGGCTGATTCAGTTCCGTACTCACCCTTATTCATGGAGAATGTTACCTCTGAAAACAACTCAGAACTTTTCTTATCAGTAATGTTTCCACTCTTTTGAACTTTTAGTTTCTTGTTGGTGTTCACAGTGGTTTTGACCACGACATCATCTGGATCTATCACAGAAGGCATTGCTTCTTGTAATGCCGCTTTGACTGGCTCCATCACTCCCTTTGCTGTATTGCGTAGTGCCCTAGCTCTGAACTTATCATCAACTAATGAATCTAGAAGCTTCTCAAGATCACCTAAGCCTTGAATGCTTTTATTGTCTCTTGCCATTACAAATCCTTTTGGATGTAGAAGGTAATGAACTTTTGTACTTGATTCCATTGTTCAAAGTTAACTAGCTTGTAGGTGTTCCCCTGAAACTCAAATTCAAAACCAGATCTGTTATTGATGATTCCCATCATTCGGTTTCCATATCTTGATTTCACAACAAGGCGATTACTCCAAGAGGCATCAAACTTAGAACCAGATTCTTGAACCTTCTCAAATTGCACTTCCGCCTTGATAGTCATATAGAGGCTCGTTGTGTATGTGCTCTCCCCTACTTCATTAATGATAAAATCCCTCTTGTAGATCTTGAGAGTGTTTCGCATGTTTCCAGTATTCATTACACACCCCCAGCGTTATTTGGGATCCGGTATTGCTGGAAAATAGCTCTATGACTGTATGGGATCTCAGATGTACTAATACCAAGTGCAACAGATTCACGATTTTGGTATGAGGTAGCAACAGCCACACAGAGCCCTAAAACGATTGAATCAGGTATATTGCCCTCACCATTGGCCCCAAAATCACAACTAACCTTTAGAGTAATTGGGAACACTGGATTACCTTGGATGGTAACTTTCTTGGTAACTGGATTAAGTTTGTATAGGACTGGATTACCGCTATCATCAACACAACTCTCAATGAGGTATCCCCCATAGGGCAGTCTGAATTCAGTACTGTTTGCACTCACAATAATCTTTGATGGAACAATAGGACGATTCATTAGTTTCTCAGCAGCTGCAATAGCTGCGTTCTTGTAGAGTGTTATCAGTTCTGATTCATCATCGATAAGGATTAGATGTTGTTGAAGAAGGTCATTAGGTATCAGATCATTTAGTAATGACGCATCCCTAAAATCAACACTGTACTCTAGTGATTTGTTATTCATATTTAAAAAATTCCTTATTCAGTTTCTATTATTTATAAACAAAAAAAGGGCTGCACAATGTACAGCCCAAAAAGTGATTCATCTTCTTTTATTATATTTCTTATCGAATGAGTATTTTGTTTGAATCGTTTTTATTATTTAGTGCTTCGCTTTCTAGTAGTTGTTGAGGTTGTCATTGTCTTTAACATGACTGGCTCAACAACTGTTTGAACTGCGGTACTCTCTCAGGCAGCTTTCTTAATGCTGGTAGGCATAGCTAGACCAATAACAGCCTTGCTTGACTTAACAACACCACCTGCACGGAACTGGCTAGGGAATGTAGTATGGCCGTCTTGCTGCCACTCGTTAACTTTGAAGGTTAGAGAGTTGGCTAGAGTTAGTAGGGAATAAGCCTCTTTGAAGTCACCAAATAAAACTGGTGCATCTTCTGGAAGTAGCAAATCTAGAACCACTGGATAACCATGAAGAGCCATTACGTTAGCGTCCTGGGCAGATCGTTGCATTAGTGGCTGACCTACTTCATCACGTAGAGAAGCAATAGCTAGATAGTTCTTACGGTTCATAACCCAAGAAGCACCAGATTTGAATTTAGTTGGTAGGTCTAGAACCATTTCATTTAGCTTATCCATTAGGGCGTAACGGTCAAAATCAACCTCTGCACTTAGATCAACAACATTGAAATACTCAGTACCGCGAGCGGTATCAGTGGTTTTAGTCTTATCGAAGAAATATAGGAAACCTTTCATTTCTTCACCAGTACCATTACCAGAAATTACTTGTTCAGCAAATAGAGTACCAAAGTCTTCTGAGATTTGTTTCTGAACCCATGGAAGTACAGGGAAGAATGCATCATTGATTTGGTTATCGTTTAGAACTGGTTTAGCAGTACCTAGACAGAAAGAGCCTTTGTTCCATTTGATGTCACCATTACCAACTGTGTAAGCTGCACCAAGTTGTGCACCGGTCTTACCAACGGTTACTGGTAGTTGATACTCAGTATTGCCAACTGGCATGTTATCAAATAGGCCAACTAGGCTAGAGGTTTCAACGATTCGATCAATAATCTGCTTTGCGAACTCAGGGATGATTGCACCAACAATTTGACCATTGGTAGATTTGATGTTTTGGATCTTGCCTTCATTAATGAAAGTGTGATTCTTGCGACCACTTACGATAGCTTCACGAATAGCAGCAGTGATAGATTTTACTTCGGCTTCTACTTTATCTTCGTCTTCTACAGAAGCTTCTTTTAGACGTTTGATTTCTTCGTCTTGTGCAACGATCTTATCTTCTAGTTCTGAGATAACTTCAGCAGCACGTTCAACAATAGCTGCACTCTCAGAAACAGAAGCTTGCATTTCCTCAACAGCTTCAACAACAGTACTTAGTACTTCATCCTGAACAACTTCATCAGCCTTAACTGCGTTCTTTTTGGCGGATAGCATATCCTTTAGAGATTTAGACATAATGTAAATTTCCTTATTATTATTATGTTTTAGTTATTTTTATTTATTGTTTTTCTTGGCAATACGTTTTAGACGTTTGGCAAATGCCTCAACATCAGAACGTTTGAAAAGTGGTTTGTACTGTTCTTCCTGAACTTGTACTTCCTCTTCATTGGTATTTACTGATTTAACTTCTAGAACTTGGGCTTCTTGTAGGCATGGAAAGGGAACTAGAGAAACTTCATTAAGTTGTACTTTCTTGAGATAGGTAACACCATCGATTGTTTCGGTATCTTCTAGATCAATCCAGTAACCAATACTGAATCCGTTTAGATCGCCGTGCTTTAGTTCTTCATATCTGCGTTTACCTTCGGCAGTGTTTAGATTGAATTGACCAGTTAGTTTTAAACCTACTTCGTCTTCTTCGGCACTAATCCACTTACCTAGGACTTCATCATCATCATGGTTCCATAGAAAGATCGGCATTGTGCCTAGTTCTTTGTGATGTTCTAGAGATTCAGTGAATGCCCCTTTAAGCACAACTTCATTTGTCAGATCGATAACATCAAATTTTGAGCCATAACAAGTAAAACTACCTAGTTCTTCATCTTGAAGTTCAAAGGACTTAATAGCCCTCATTAACTTTGCTTTCATGGGTTTTATGTAACCTCTTTTTATTATTCATTATTGTTATTTAGTGATCCCATTGTCAGGTTGTTGGAATCAATGACGAATTGATCGCCACCCTCTTTTAGTTCTGGAAGATCTACACGGGCTTCATTCTTGGAGAGTAAACCTAGTTTGTATTGCTCCATTGCTAACTTACTTCTTTCGATGTAGCTCGCATTGAGTAAACCAGATTCATCTAAATCAACTTCAATACCTTTATATAGAAGAAGATTGTTATAGAACTCTTCAATGGTTAACACTATTGGGTTCACTGTTGTACTGAGGAACACTGAACGGATTTCATCTAGGGAACTACCAGAGGCCCAATCCAAACCAAGCAATGCAGGATGAACCCCCATAATCGAACAGATATCCATTGTGGTTTGCTTGCGAGTTTCTGCACTCATGGCGTCTTTGAATGAGTATGAGTTTTGGGAGTAAGTAACACCCTCAATCAGTCCATAACCTGTTTGTTGGGCTTGGTTGTTGATCTGTTCTTTGAGGCGGTTGTACTGTTCATCATCTAACTGGTGTTCAGATGTGAACCATCCACTATTTCGGGGAGCAGTACTGTAATATTCCTTGGCATGATTGATTGAGTTATTCGCTAGTTCAATCACTGCACGGGCTTTGTCTAGATTACTTAGAGTTTCAAATCCAAATCTAGTTGTGGTGAGATAGTGAATTTGAGAGTCTATTACGGGGTGATTGGAGTTATCAGTACCATAATATTTCCACTTCCCAGATGTATCCTTTACTCGTTGTACCTGTCCATGTTCAATGCATTCAAAACTTTGGATTGTGCCAGTAGTACCAAATCCTCCCTTTTTTACTTGAATAAAACACTCGTTATATAGTACTAACTGACCCACAACATTACTTAGAAACTGAATGATGGTTTCGTTATCGTTTGGCTTTATAAGTATAAGTTTCATTTCTTGGGGAATTGGGTCTTTACTATAACGGTTGTAGTAATTCCCGCTTTTAGTTTTGGCAGTGACTGGCATTGAGGTAATGGAACCACATATCAAACGTAAACATGCTAAAACAGTTGGCTCGTTTAGAATCTCGTTGTTGGGGATCCAGCTCGGAATATCTAACTGAAATGGTGAACCACTAGAACTAGGATAGTATCCCTTAGTTTTTTTTGGTCTGTTAAACATTATTAATTATCCTTGTAATTATCTTTTGTTTTTGTATTTATGAATTACAAGGTTCTAACCTGTACTTGTTTCTCAACTACTGGAATGATTGATAGAGCGATGAGTAATGCAATACATGCATCGATCTTTAGGTTGTGATTGCTGCTCTTGATAACTGCAAAGTCGCCTTTTTGGCCTTCCCTCACACGGGCGTTTTCAATACACCATTTCATGAGGGTGTCATTTGGGTTGAACTTGATCTTCCCCTCTGCCATCAGGCGAATGAAGGTGATGGCCGCACTGGATAGACCAAAGGCTTGGGGAACGGCTGATAACTCTTTTCGGTACTTATCCCTGAACTGCTTGGCGAACATGAGCCCGCCCGCAGCCGCATCGATCCCGATTTCTTTGGGTTTGAAGGCGTCCTTCATCTGGGCGAGGGTGTCAGCTACCTGTTCCAGGTCAGTTACCAACTCACCAGCCAGACACAGGGAACCACTGTTGATCGCCTGTGTGTACATCTGTGTGTAGTTGCTGGGCAAGGCATCATAGGCCGCCTCTGGGATGAAGTTCTTGGACTTGGCATAGAGTGTGCCGTCTGGGGCAACGTGGACACTCACAAGGCTGGTTAAGTCGCTTGTGGCCCCTATGTCGCACCCCATGTATACCTTCATTGTCGATAGCTCTACATCGTTAGGCAATGGCCCTTGGAATGCGGCATCAATAAGGGATTGAGTAATTAGCCCGTTCTCTGCATAGCTGTACCACCTGTTGAGGTGCTTCGTTGCAAAGGCACTCATGGCCGCCTCGCTCATGCCAGCCTCTTGAGCCTTGGAGCGGAGCGATTGCAGGGATACGGCATGGCCTAGACTGGGGTTAGCCTGTTCAAAGCCATCATTGGAATCATATTCTTCAATGTCACTCTCATAGATGATTGAGAGGTACTGATCATTCTGGAACTCACCGAATAGCAAACCCTTGCTATAGTCGTACATCTCTTTACAGAAACTTCTAACGTTAGTCCCAGCAGTGCTGATCATGAATAGGGTGGGGTTTTTACTTGAAGATTGTGACGAGGCTATTGCATCGTGAACTTCTCGATTCTTATGGGCATGTACTTCATCGAGTACTGCGGTGGTGATCCTGTGTCCATCAAGTGAATCTGCCTCTGATGAAGTTGGGAAGATTGAGCCACCACCTTTTAGGATGATGTCATTTGCTCTAATACTGAACTTTGATTTAATGGCCTTGGTACTACTTTTGATTTGCCCCTTGATCTCATCGAAGCATATAGTTGCTTGCTTTCTTGAAGAGGCCGATGTGGTAACGATGGGATTCTTGTTTTCAGTGAGTAATAGTGAACAGATAGAAACAATTGCCGCTAGTTGTGTCTTGGCATTCCCTCGGGGAAGAAACACAAAAGCCTTTGTAAAACGTCTCAATCCTCGTAACTGTTCGTGTGCATTCTCGTTGTAGTACCAACAGAACAGATTGAGTAAGACAAAGTGCTGCCATGGCATTAGAAGGATTGGTTTACCACCAATTGGGCCTTTGGTATGTTTGAGACTGTTTGCAACCACCACCACAAAGTTATAAATGGTTAGGTTTAGTTTTAGGTCTTCTCGTTGAAGGTCATCGATGAATCGTTGGCAGAATGCTTTCTCTGATTTACTGGCATTCCTGATCCCGTTTAGAACATCATAGACATATTGAAATGCACTCTCCCATTCTTGATGATAGAACTCTGTCTTAAAGTTCATATCCTCTAACTTAGTTGGGTACTGCTTGCTCTCGCTTTTATTATTGTTATTATTCATTATTATTACTTCCTGTAATCTATCCCATGGTTTTCCTTAGTGGTGGCATGTGCTTATATGCAGATGGGTTACTGAGCCGAAACTGAGTGAGTAACTGTTTTACTTCTCAATTTGTTTGTATGCATCATCAACTGATGTATCTTCATCTTGTTGTGATGTATCAACTGGGATTGGATCTAACCCCAGTTGTTTGAATAGTTTTTGGATTTGGGTTGAACTGGTTTGAAAATTCCGACTATTCGGGTTTTCCTTAATGACTTGCTCACCCCTACTTGTGGTTTCAATAGTGGAACCATTCGTGATGATGTCTTGAAGGCATTCATGGTTTACATAGAGTTGGGCCGCTAGTTGTTTAACTAGGATCATGTCTGTGAAGTTAATGGTTCGTTGGGACTCGATTAGTTCAACTAGATGATCTTCAATCTTCTGTATCTGGGCAGAACCTGCTTTGTAAATCTTGTTCAGTAATGCTTTTTCTGTCTTACTGTTAGAATACGCCATTGGTCTTAACCTCTCGCAGTATCCGAATCAGTAATTCTTGGTCTTGTACTGCATGACCCTTACCATCAAGACAATCTATTGATTCTTCGGTGATGAACAGTCGGAAGGCTTGATTATCAAGTACAACAATGTGATTGGAGTCCTTGGATACCGACATTGTGAAATAAACAGATTTATTGTACTTCTGGATCTTTGCTGCTGCCTTGGCTTCTGCTCTCTTCTTCCTGTTCGCTTTTAGTTTGGATACTCTCAATGAGATCCAATTGTTTATGATTAACCACATACCCCTTGAGGTACTGGAAAGTTTTTCTAGTAGTTTCAATTTTATCTCCAATTAGTTTTATGGTTTTCGCTACCTCGTTAGTCTTTACGTTATGACATGCATGGCATACAGCCATGACATTATGAGGATGTAAGTTGTACTTCATCCCATTGGGGTATCGGATTTCGTATATATGATCCACAACATCAGAGAGGTTATGATTGCACTTCTGACAGATGGGATACTGTTGTCTGGTTCGCTTAGATAGTTCTCGCCATGCCTTGGAGTTGTAGAACTTATGTTCCTCTGGGAACTTCTCTAACGGTTGTTGTGTTCGGTTTCTTGTTGTGTGTTCAGAACAGTATCTTTCTTTGTATGAGATAATGTTTGTGCAAGTCTTATGTAGGCACTTCTTCTTCATTGTGTAATTCTTGTTGTTTTCTATGCCTCGCTAAACGCTCTGTGTGCGTTCAGTAGTTGAGGTGCATCCTTGGGTGCATTTTGTTCTGGTGTTAGTACTGGGGCTTCTGGGGACGTTTACTGCGGGGATTTGGTGATTAGGTCAATGGCGGGAAAAAGTTTACAATTTGAATTTGTGCACAAAGTGGAACAAGTTGGGTGTCAGTAGTCGCATTTTCGCCGAAGATATCCCCCCCCATTTATAGAACCGATATTAAAACACACATATATATTTATATTTCATTCTAGTATAACGACTGACAACTTAGTTTGAAATTTAACCAGCCCATATTTTTAATGATTTTTATAGAAAAAATTTTCTTGATTGGTTATTATCATTTACTCAAAATGGATGAGCGGGATTTTACTAGCTCTTTTGTTCAAAAATATTAGGTAGAAATATGATTAATCCACATTTTCAAGCAATAATAAATAGCTATAAAAGTTTAGTTACTAAGCACCACCCTGAACTGCTAAATAACTGGCCATTATTGAATGGAAAGATAAACGTACAACCAGCCTCTTATAATGGTTGTGGAATTGATATCTTTAAACATAAAAATAACTCACAAATGGTCTTTCGCATATCAGGTCTAGGTGAATTAGCACATAACATTATTGGATTTGATAGTATTAATGAGTCAAATAAAGATATAGTAAGAGAACGATTAGAGAATTATTTTGAGCTGAATGATAAAGACGGAGTTATCTTTATGTCTTCATCTATCTCGTTTAATGATGAAATGGAACAGTTGCTAAAGAAACATGAAGCCGCTATGAACATAAAGCCTATAAAGATTTTTCTAAGCCATAAGAGTGAAAACAAAGAGCTAGTTAGAGACGTTAAGAAAACATTGGAACTTCTTGGTTTTCATCCATGGCTGGATGAAGATGCTATGAGTGCAGGGGATAAACTTGAAAGAGCTATTAGAAAAGGCTTTAGTGAGTCTTGTGCTGTTGTCTTTTTTGTTACACCAGAGTTTAAAGATGAACACTACATAGAGTCAGAGATTGATTACGCTATTGAAGAAAGGAGAGCCAAAAAAGATGACTTCCAAATAATAACTATCACGCTTGGTGATGTGGAAGTTCCTCAGCTCCTTCGTCCGTTTGTATGGAAAAAACCTAGTACAGATTTGGAAATGTTAAGAGAAATTGTAAAAGCATTACCCTTGAAGATAAGAAAGATATATTGAACATCTACGATAACGAAGCCAGTATAAAATTTCACTGGCTTCCTTTAAATTAACACCGCAGTTCATTCACTTCCAGTATCTAAAAGTCCATCTAGTATCTGTTTATCTATATGACTTACTACATCACTTACTAACGCTATTAGATCTTGTATATCTTCTTTGGTAATATGAATGATTGAACCATCAGTCTTTTTACCATTCCGATGCACTATATCATGACGAGTTTCAACACTATTACTTAACTGAGCGATCTTATCATTTGGGAAATGACATAGTAGAACATTCTTGTATAGGTTTATTACTGTACCCACATTATGAAAAGATATCTTATCAATCTCGCCAATTATTTTTTCATCTAACTTAGCCAATTCATCAAATATATCATTAAGAAAAATCTTCCCACTGCTCTTTAAATACTCACTATTTTTAACGAATCGTTTCTTGATTGCATCTCTATTCAGAACATTCTTTTTTATAGTATCTGATAGATACGATTCCATTGCAGTTATTACACTAGAGAAGATCATACGTTGAAGAACTGGTGTTGATTCATCAAGCTTTATATCTTTCAGTTCTACAAGTGAGTTCTCAAAAATTTTATAGAAATGAGTTTTACCCTCTTGAACTTGTTCTATATCTTCAAAATCATCAACCCAACCTGAATATACCAGATCAGTGATATCTAACTCACATATATCATCGTCTTTACTCATTTCAAGTAACAATACTGCATAAGTTTCAAGGCTCATACATGGGAAGATAGAGCCCATATAACCATTATTGTTATCAGACACCCCATATAAAGGCGATAGCATCAATGATAATAATGGCTCACCTTCAATTTCTACTCTTTTATAGCTGTATAATTCATCTGTATAATGTCCCTTTAATTCTTTAGCCTTGAGTAGATTGTCAACCCAATCTTGAAATGATGAGTTCTGAACAACTTCTAATTGTTCTGCAATAACCTTATACATCTTAAAATCATTTACACTATCAGAATCATTCTGATTTTTATAAAAATCTAAACTATCTTTCATATCTGCAATCCAGAGATTGCGGGTCTGTTCAAAATCCACCTTGGCAGAGTCTATATCATAGCCATCAAGCTTTAACCGTCGCCGGATAACGTCAACGGTAGTTCGATAACCAATGAAGGTATTTTCATCAAGTTCACCATCAGGTCTTTCTATGACTTCTCTGACTCTTTCTGACTTGGAAAAGTACCATTCATAGTAACTATTTTGCCACCATTCTAATTCATGGCCGTTAATTTTTATGTTTGCGTAACTGCTCATACCCAACCCCTTTTAGTTCCACATACCTCATCATATCAACTTAAATGAGCTTGGGCACCTGCCGATCCTGGCTGACCCCATCATTTGATTCATGCACATTGGATCCCTTAATGCTTGGCACTCTATAAGGCTCTCTATCTCCCTGTATGCAAGCTCGTACTTTGACCCACACAAGTACAGTACCGAATACTCACAATCGCTTATAGCCCATCCCTGAACCTCTGCATTGCTACTTTGGTAATCCTTCCAGTTTGATTCTTTGGTAACTCTCTTCCCGTACTTCGGCAAATTCTTCTTTTTCTCTTTCACTCTAGACCAAAATGACTTTTTACCTATGTAGTACTGGCATGTTCTGGTGTTGTCTATTCGATAAATGAAACCTTCGTAATCTCTTAGTACTGCGTCATCTATCCCCCATTTGTTTGCACTCATCTAATCCATGTTCCTCATAAATATTTCTATACAGATATTTACAGAGGAAACAGATGAAGAATTTAAGCATTGAAGAACAACTAAAGATTGATGAGGGGTACAAGCTAACAGTCTACAAAGATACAGAAGGTTTCTATACAGTGGGGATTGGTCATTTAATCAAAAGAGACAGTACCATATCAAAACCCCAAGCAATCACATTACTAGAACAAGAATTGAAAACAGTACTTACACCAGAAGGCCGTATAACTCCCTCTGAATGTTCCTATCTATTCAGTAAGGACTTAGCACTAGTACAGAAAAGAATTGCATCTAGTTCATTTGGTGCAGTGTACAAGGGACTAGATCCAGTTCGTCAAAGTGCAATACAGAACATGTGCTTTCAGTTAGGTACTGCGGGTGTATCTGCATTTAAAAAGATGTGGGCTGCAATCTCAAAGGGAGATTACGAACAAGCGTACAAAGAGGGATTAAATAGTAAGTGGTTTAGGCAAACTCCGAACAGAAGCAAAAGAGTTATGCAAACACTAAGAACGAGTAGTACTGGACACTATCCAACATAACAATAAGAGGTAATAACTATGGGCGTAGGTGCTCTACTTAGAAAAGGTATTGATGCAGTCCTTCAAAGCAAAATGCATCCTGTGGCGAAAGGTGCGATTGTTCTTGTACTGTTTGCTGGGGGCGGGGCCGCCGCTTACTTTGGGGTAGCTTAA